ACAAGCTACTAATGCGATACGTGTTAGGGATGATGTAGGTGAAGAAACTGATATAGGATTTAGTGGAAGGGTTCTTGATGAGTCAGGGTTGCTTTCGTGGTTAGAAAGGGATTTGATTGAAGATATACCGTTAGGTGTGGATAGTGACGAGAACGGTGTAAGTGATGGGTGGACATATGGAAATGCAACAGGTAATGTTTCAACACCAAGCATTTCTGACGATGGTCAAAAAATACAATTAACATCGAGCACAAATAATGGTGGACAATCATATGTTCAAAAGAATTTAACTTGCATAGCTGGAAATGAAATTACTCTTAAATTTGACGTAAAAAGTGAAAACTTAACGAATTCTAAAACACAATTAACTTATTATTTTTATAACTCTGGCAATGGACTTATAAGTTTTGGTGAGTACAGGTACACACAAAATAATCAATATTCCACTAAAGAATATACGTTTACGGCACCTGCTAATACAGTTAGGATTTTAGTAAGATTAGCAATAATTCAAGAAGGTACTGTTAGTGCTTCAGGTAGTGTATGGTTCAAAGATGCAGAAGTCACAATCTCCAATCAATCAGCATACATCACAACAATCTATGACCAAACAGGAAATGCAAACCACGCTACACAATCTACTGCCGATTCGCAACCAAGGATTGTTAACGCAGGTGTTGTTGAAGTGGATGGTAGTGGAAAGGTTAGTGCTTATTATGATGGGGTTGATGATTATTTTGATGTGGCTGATAATGAAGGTCTTGATATTACAAGTGGTGGGTTGAGTATTTCTTCAAAGTTTACTTGCATAAGCCAACCTACAAGCGGTATTGGTTATATTTTTGCAAAAAACTTAGATACTAGTGCAACGTCACAATACTTTTTAGGCTATGCGTCAAATGAAGATGAATTGAGGAATTATATTGATGGGACTACAGGTGGACAATCAGATGATAGTGCTTATCCTAATGACGGTTCTACAATAGTTGGTACAACTGTTTATGATGGTATTATTAATATGGATTTTTATAATGGTTCTACAAAAACAACTACTAAACCTTTAGGTAAAACAACTTACACTTCACGTCCAAATGTTAAAATAGGTGCAAGAAGTGATTCTGCTGACGGTTCAACCACTGCGTTCCATTATAACGGTCACATATCAGACATAATAATATTCAAAAAAGCGTCAACAGCAAGTGAGGTAACACGCTTAAACAACGCATTATAAGGAGGGAATAGCACATGAAAGTATTAACAGGAGAAGGTTACACAGAATCACGTTTATATGGAATAATAGCAGAAAAGTTTTACGAACTAATGGGACGCCTAGCAAGGCAGAATGACGTAACAATAATGCTTACAGGTAGTGTTGTTACTAACACGCTAACAGAAGAAGTAGGATATTTGATAAACGAAGAAAGCCAATATTTTAGCTTATTACCACAAGTCCATGCCGAGAGGTTGGTTGATGTGGTAGATGGTGATGGTTGGATAGATGCAGAGGAGGTGTAAACCTTGGCTATTTTAGACGATGTAAAAATATCTTTGCGTATTTCCTCTAGTGCATACGATACAGAAATTACAGATTTAATAGCTTCTTGTAAGGCTGATTTGCTTCTAAGTGGGGTTAATACAGATGATGATACAGATACGCTAATTAAAAGATGTATAAACTCATATGTTAAGGCATATTTTGGATATAATAATCCTGATGCTGATAGGCTTATAGAAGCATATGAAAGCCTTAGAAGACATTTAGCTTTAACTCAATCATATTCTTTCTATGCCTTAACTTTTACAGTTCAGGAAGCAGATATAACAGCTATCAGAGAAGCTAGTATTAAGTTATGGAATAGTGAATTGAATTATGAGGAAATTAAAAGCACAAACGCAAGCGGTCAAGCGGTATTTAATATTAGGGCAAAAGCTAATTATAAATATAACGTAACGGCTACAGCTTTTGTTTCAGACTTGCACGAAGAAGATGATAAAAACATTGTTGATGTATCAGCAGATACAAGCGTTACAGTAACATTGACGGAGGTGTAGCTTATGTTTTTTAGAGATACAGTCGATTTAATAGGGGTTACACAATCCGAAAATAATATAGGCGATTTTATCGACACAGAAACGGTTACAACGGTATTTGCAGACAAACAAAGCATAAGGCAATCAGAATTTTATCAAGCCTTTGCTACTGGTTTACGTCCTGAAATAATGATAGTAATAAGGGCGGTTGACTACACCGAACAGCCACGGCTTAAATATAACAATAAATATTATAATATTATCCGAACTTTTGACAAGGACGGTGAACTTATAGAGTTGATATGTGAAGGTATAACTGGCACGGAATCGAGGTGATTCAATGGCTAAAAAGAATTTTGAAAGTTATGTGGAAGAAGCAAAAAAGAAGATTAAAGAAAAACCACAGAACGCACTAAGAGAAATAGGGAAATTACTCACAAGAGAAATAAGAAAAGCAACGCCGAGAAGTAAAGGCACAAGGACATATTACAGAGATGGGAAAGCCATTACTGTAAAAGGTGGTAGACTAAGAAAAAGTATAGGCTACTGGTACAGAAAGCGTAGCGGAGATTTACAAATAGGAACTAAAAGTTGGTATGCTCATATGGTTGAGTTTGGAACAAGCCGACAACGTAAAGAACCGTTTATTATTCCAACGGTAATGAAGCATAAAGACACAATTCAAGCGATGATTGAAGATGCTTTGAAGGAGTTGACGAAGAAATGAATATATTAGAATTAAGAAAGCAAATTCAAACATTTTTATTAACTAAATGCCCAAGGGTTTATTATGAACGGGCAACACAAACGGCGGTATATCCTTATATTGTGTTTAGCTTGGTTGATAGCAGGGAAGAAGAAGGAAATAGAGAAGATTTTGACTTAGAAGTTGATATTTGGGATAATTCGCAAAGTACAACAGCAATAGAAACGTTAACGGGTGATGTTGATGGTGATGGTGATATATCAAATGCAACTGGATTACATCGAAAGCTTTTTTATACCTCTAACACTCTATCGGCTAAAGTTTATAGAGATAGGCGTTTAAGTATTATTGATGAAGATGTGAGAATAAGAAGAAGGCAATTAAGGTATTATATACAAACATATTTAACTTAAAAGGGGGTTTTTATTATGGCAAGTCCTGATAATATTATACTAGGTGATGGAGTGTTCACAATCGGAAGTACAGCACTAGCGGTAACTCGTGGCGGTGGAGTATTCAGCATTGAAAGAGAATACAGAAAAATAGAAGCGGATGGAGATTATGGAACGGTTAAAGGTAGAGTAAGACTTATTAAGTCAGAGGCTAAACTTGTTATAAATGCGTTAGAAATTTTACCTGCATCTATACCAACTTTTTACCCTGCAATGAGTGAGGACGATACCACAGTAGCAGGAACATCAACAATTACTGGTATGGATGGAACTATCGTAGATGTTCAAGATGGAGATTATCAAGCTAGTGTTAAATGGGTTGGTAAAACTAAAGCAGGTAAAGCAATAACTATTACCCTAGAAAATGCTATTAATTTAGAGAGCATAGAATGGGCTTTAGTTGATAAAGAGGAAGTAGTGCCAACTTTAACTTATACAGCTTGTTACTTAGAAGCATCAAGAACTACAGAACCATGGTCAATTGATTATTTAACAGCATAATATAAGGGGCTTAAATGCCCCTTTTTAATTTTAAAAAATGAGGTGTAATAATGAAAAATATTAGTAGTGAAGAAATATATATACTATCGGCTATAGCTGATAAAATGGATTTAGATTTTGAAATGCCAAGCACAAAGGGAAAAACAAAAGAACAACTTGAAGAACTACAAACAAAAGTCGGCAAAAAGATAATGGTTGATATGTTCAAGAAGTTACACAAGGCAAAGAAAGAGGTTGACGAGTTAATAAAAGCGTTAACTGGTAAAGAAGCTAAGGAAATGAGTTTAATTGAAATTAAGGACACAATAACAGAGATATTGAAACAAGACGGTATACTTGATTTTTTCAAATAGTCGGCGAATTAGGGGAGCAAGAATTATTTGATATTTACGCCGAATATTACAATATTTTAAATAACAAACCATTACCATTTATTAATAATATGCTTGTGTATAAGTACAAGAAAAGGCAAGAACAAAGGGATTGGGATTTATACGTTGTTAACTTCTCTAAGATGGATAAAGACACCTTTGAGCCTTATATAAGCCTATTTGATAGGGTGGTAAGTGATAGACCAACAGAGGACATTATAAAAGAAGCTATGGAAATACAAGGCAGGATTAAGACCCAAAAAGAAAGGGGTTGAAGGCGTGGAGATCTTTAAATTATTTGGCTCGGTTTTTCTAAAATCAGACGAAGCAGATAAAAGACTTGACAAAATTAATAAAAAGGGTAAAAGTGCAGGAGATACTTTTAAAAGTATGGGAAAGTTAGCACTAGGAGCAGGGGCGGTTGTTGGTGCAGGAATTGGAGTTGCAGCGGTGGCTATAGGTTCATTAGTTACAAAAACTGGTGAAGCAGCTGATAGACTTTTAGACCTTAATAGTATTACTGGTATGACTACAGATGCTATTCAACAATGGGAACAAGCTGCGATTGTTGCAGGTGTTTCAGCCGAAGCAATGACGAGTGCAAGTCAAGACCTTACTAAAAGCATGGATATAATTACCACTACGGGTGGTAAGGGTGCGGAAGCCTTAGAACAATTAGGGTTGAGTGTTGATGAAGTTGCTAATATGAACGCTGACGAAAGAATGAATGTTATTAGTGAATCGTTAGCAGGTGTTGAAGATAAAACATTAAGGGCAAAGCTAGGAACAGACCTTTTAAAAGGTTCTTGGAAAGAGATAGCCCCTATAGTTGATTTAGGTGCGGAAGGTATGAAGAAAGCGAAAGAAAACGCTAATATCATAAGCGAGGAAGATTTAAAAAAGGCGAATGATTTTAGAATAGCAATGGACGAAATGAAAAAGAAAGTTGAAGTTTTAGGAATGGAACTAGCTATTAAATTTCTTCCAGTTGGTCAACACCTAATGAATTGGTTTCAAAAAATAATTCCAATAATTGAGGTTGGTTTTAAAAAGGCTATGGATATTATAGTTCCTGCAATTCAAGTAGTTAGAAATGCGATTGCACAACTTCAACACGACATAGGAAAATGGATTTTCAAACAACAATTTGCAGAAAATTCAATATTTGACAGTTTTGAAAAAATAAAAAACTTTATAGACGAGGTAGTAGGCTATATTGTTGATAATATTCTGCCACCGTTGATTGAGATATTTACATTTATTTATGAAGAATTAGTTCCAGTAATGGTTGAAGCTTGGCAGGAATGGTTTCCGATTATAGCAGAAACTGTCAAAAAAACATGGGATTTAATTAAAGTAGTTTTAGATATATTAGTTAAAACCTTTGAACGTGTTTTCCCACTTGTTAAAAGTGTAGCACTAACAGCCTTTAATTTTATTAAAGAGGGTATAAGTGCCGTTATGAAGGTATTTAATGGCTTAATAACATTTTTAACTGGTGTATTTACTGGCAATTGGGAAAAGGCTTGGAGTGGAATAGCATCAATATTTACTGGTGTTTGGGATTTAATAAAAGCAGGGTTAAAAGCTAGTATTAATTTTATTATCGGAATGTTAAACCAATTTGTTAGAAATGCAAATAGAATAATTTCAAAAGTAAATGAAGCCCCTGGAATTAGTTTACCGAATATTCCAGAAATTCCACGACTTGCAAAAGGCGGAATGATTAGGCAGGGTGGAAGCGTTATTGTTGGAGATGGTGGAGAACCTGAAATAGTAGACCTTCCGAGAGGTGCAAGAGTTACACCGCTATCTAAAGCGGGTGGAATGGGTGGAGGTGTTACCGTCAATATTGTTAACCCTAATGTTATGGGCGATGAAGGTGCTGATTGGCTTGGTGACATATTAGTTGAAAGGTTGCGAGGGTTGGGGGTGGCTACATAATGGCTAGAACACTTACTATAGATTCACAAAATGTATTATTTCAACCAAATTGGAGTATATCAGATAAAATAAACAATAGAACTACATTAAGTATAACAGTTATAGATTTATTATTATTAGGTGAAATAAATATAGGCGATAGTATAACTTTAGATGATGGAGCAACAAATATATTTACTGGTATAGTTCAAACAAAAAATATTTATGAACCATTTCCAAATGAATTATATTATAGCTTAAAGTGTGTTGATAATTCCGCAATCGCTGATAAAATTTTGATTGCGGAAGCAGGCTCAAACGAAACAGCGGGCTATATAGTTCAAAATGTTATATTGTCACATTTGGCAAGTGAAGGAGTAACTGCAGGAACAATAGAAACTGGTGTAACTGTTTCAAAGTACACATTCAACTATAAGAAGTGTTCAACGGCTTTAGAACAAATTAGAACAATAACTGGTTTAAATTGGAACATTGATAAAGATAAAAAATTAAATCTATTTTCTAGCGGTTCTATTGGTTCGCCGTTTATTTTAAATGATACGGTTCAACACAGCGGATTTAAACAAAGTGCAAGTTTGAATCAATATAGGAATGTACAATATGTAAGGGCAGGAAAGGGAAAGACAGCCACGCAAACAGACGAAAAACCTTCTCCAAAGCCTGATGGAGTTTCTAGGACGTTTAATTTAAAATATCCTATTGCAGAAAAGCCAACTATTACAATTAATTCAGTTGATGTATCAGCTTCTGATGTTGGAATTAATGCGTTAGACACGGGGAAAAAGTGGTATTTTACTTATGGTACTAATTCAATAGTACAAGACGATACAGAAACACTTTTAACGGATTCCGACACTTTAGAAATAAATTATATCGGCTTATATGATATTTTAGTTGTCGCAGAAAATGAAACTGAAATAACAAGCAGGGCAACGGCTGAAACTGGTACAAGTGGAAGGTATGAACATATAACAGAGGAAAAGAGTATTACGGAAAGTGAAGAAGCTTTGGAGTATAGTAATGGTTTATTAAGCAAGTATGGAGAGGTAGCAGATAATATTACATTTTCAACTAATGTATCGGGATTAAAGGCAGGGCAATTATTGCCAGTAGTTAAGCCGTTGTATGGTATTAATGATAACTTTTTAATCGAAAGTGTAACAGCTAAACCTTCAACACCTAGCGAAATAACATACACGGTCAGAGCGTTAGACGGTGCAAGTTTAGGAGGTTGGGAGGAATATTTTAAAGATATTTTAGAACAACAAAAAACTTATGTTATAAATCAAAATGAAAGTTTGATAAAATTAAGGAAATTCAAGGAAACGCTAGGATTAACAGAAACATTTACAAGCGATGATTCTACTGAAATTGCAGACGAAACATTAACATTAACAGAAAACTTTGCTACACCAACACAAGCAAGTCCTGAAAGTAGGGTAGGCTTTGCAATAGTTGGATATTCTGAAATAGGATAGGAGGAAAAAATGTATATTGATGATAAAGAAGTTTTTAAAATTAAAACTAATTTGAAGGTAGATATTCACGATGCCGAAACCATGAAAGTTATAAAAACCATAAAAGACCATAATTTAATAACTACGGCAGGGAAAAACCTTATAAGGGATTTAATGGGTATTGTTAGTGGTGTAACTGGTATAAATTATTTTGCCATTGGCACAGATAACACAAGCCCAAGCGTTGCAGATACAACTTTAGGAACTGAAGTATTTAGAAACACGTTTACAGATGTTGTTTATTCGAGTGCAAAAGTTACTTTCAAATATTTCTTGAGTAGCACAGAAGCCAACGGAAATACATTAGTTGAAGCCGGTTTATTTGGCGATGATGCAACTGGAAGCGTAGATACTGGAACGCTATTTAGTCATGTAACTTATACAGATATAGTTAAAACAAGTGCTATTGCTGTTACTTATTCGTGGGATATTACTATTTCGTAGGAGGTGAAACAATGGGCAAGTTTTGGAATACTGGCGATACTATAACAGAAGATAAAATAAACGGAATGTATAACGGCATCGGAAGAAGTCAAGCAGAATTTG